AAGGGAACATTGACTTAGATGCTTTGTTCCGTTCTGTTCCGGGCGGCGCTGTAGAAATGGATGACCCAGACCAAGACGTTAGGGTGATAGAAACTAGAGATGTTACTGGTTCTGCATACCAAGAACAAGATCGTATTAACTATGACTTTGATGAGTTGCAAGGAAACTTTTCTACTTCAACCGTACAAAGTTCTAGAAATATGAACGAAACAGTTGGTGGAATGTCACTGCTACAGGGTAATAACAACATTATTACTGAGTTTGTTTTAAGAACATTAGCAGAGTCTTGGGTTGAGCCTTGCTTAAAACAATTGTTAAAACTTGAACAGTATTACGAAACTGATGAAGTAATTATGGCTTTAAGCAACCAAGAAAACTATGCAAACAGAGAGCAGTTAATAGATGAGTTGTTAAGCCATGATGTTATTCTTAAAGTGAATGTTGGAATGAATGCTACTGATCCAGTGCAAAGAGTACAAAACCTTGTTTATGGTTTATCCAGTGTGTTTCAGTTACCGGGAATGGAAACCAGAATTAACATTGATGAAGTTGCTAAAGAAATATTTGGTCAACTTGGATACAAGGATGGGGCAAGATTTCTTATTCAGCCTGATGGGGATGTTGATCCACAGATACAAGAACTACAGGCTCAGATACAAGAACTTCAAGGTATCTTGCAGAACGATCAAGTTAAGATGCAGGGTAGGTTGCAGATTGAACAACTAAAACAACAGGCGTCACTACGTGCGGCTCAGATTAAAGCACAGACAGATATAGCAAAAGAACAAATGTCTATGGAAAAAGATGCAGGTTCTCTTGCTATTAAACAAAACGAAGCAATCATAAAACAGCAGGATGCAGATACAAGAAGGGCTGAATTAATGTTGCAGAGAGATGCTTTAATTAATCAAATTATTTCTCAACAGTCTGTTCCAGTAGATAAAGATAACGTTTCTAAATCAGGAACTATGTCTAGGGATAAATACAACACAGTGCCTTATGCACAGGGATAAATGTCAGAATATTATGATCCTAGTCTACCTAATGTAGACGAACTTATTCAAAGAACTCAAATTGGGCAGAAGACTCAAGAGTTTGTTAGAACTCCAACGGGTAAGGCTATTGTTGAAAGGGCCTTATCTGATTATAGAAAAGGCATAAAAAGTTTACAAGAAATGTCTTTTCAGGAGTGGTCTGGTTCTTCAGAAGAAGAACTAAAACATTATCGTAAAATAACTTTAGCCCTCGCTACCCCGCTATCAGTTCTTAAATGGTTGGATGCGATTATTGCAGATGGAGAACAGGCAAATAAATTAGCAAGGTATAAAGAATAACCTTGGAGAATAAAATGGACGCTACCCAACAGGATGCGGAAGTTGTAGAAGAAGTAGTAGAAGCAGTAGAAGAAGCAGTAGAAGAAACAACAGAAGATCAAGAAGAATATGTAGATCGTACAGTTCAAGGCCCTAGAGAGGAGATGCTTGAACGTATAGTAAAACAAAGAGAATCCGATGTTGAAGAAGATTTTTTTGGAAGTACAGAAGAAAATACTGAAGAAAAGATTGAAGAAGTTTTAGAGGAAATAGAGCAGGATTTAAAAAATGATTCTCCTGTATGGCAACACGAAGGACAATGGGTTACTCAAGTTAAAGTAAACGGTCAAGATGTTGTTGTTCCTTTTGATAGTTTAAAATCTTCTCATCAAAAAGATGTTGCTTCTCAGCAAAGATTTCAGCAAGCCGCTTATAAAGAAAAGTTGCTTGCTCAACAGGAGGCTCAATTAAGGCAGTATGCTCAGAGTCTTCAACAGAAAGAATTTGCTCCACCCGTTAAGGACGAGCCAGAAGATGATGTTGACTACAATAAAACTGTAGAAGAATATCATCAAGCGTTGTATGAAGATGATGCGGCAAAAGCCGCGAAGTTGTTACAGACCTTGACAGGGCGCAATACCGCTACCCTTAATATAGATGAGGCTGTAGATAAGGCAGTTAGTGATGCCTTTTCTCGTAGACAAGCAGAGCAAGCCAAAGCACAGCAATTAGCATATCAACAAGAAGTGCAAAATGCAGTGGCTTGGTTTGATCAGGAATATCCTGATATTTCTCAGAATCCTGATCTTCGCGCTATCGCAGATAATCAAACGGTTACCCTTATGAAGGAAAATCCTTCTTGGACACCGGGACAGATTATTTATGCGTCTGCTGAGTATGCGAGGCATTGGGCAAATTCTTTTGTTCCTAATCAACCTGCAACAAATGAAAGGGTTGAGAGAAAGAAAAGGATTGTTCAACAACCTAAGTCTGCTCGTAAGACTCTTAAAGTTTCTGAAGATGATTCTGGGCCTAAAACTCCAGAACAAATTATCGAAGAAATGAAACAGTCGAGAGGGCAATTATAAATCAATAACTAAAAGGAGAAAAAAATGGCAGGACAAGTATGGTCTGTCAACACCTCCGGTGGTTATATGTATGCGTCTAACCTCAGTCGTGAACTGAGAATGGCCGTACAGCCGATTGTCAAGTTCCGTCAGTTCTGTGACATTAAAGATGCGGCCCATCAGGGTTTACATCGCGGCGATACATTTCACTGGAACGTGTTTAGTGATGTAGCAACTCAGGGTACTACCTTGACAGAAACAAGCACCATCCCAGAGACTTCGTTTACGATCTCTCAGGGTACGATGACTATCACGGAAGCGGGTAACTCTGTTCCTTACACGGGTAAGTTGGATGACCTGAGTGAACAGCCGATTCGTGAAGTTGTTCGTAAAGTGCTTAAAAACGATGCGAAGAAGGGGTTTGATAACCTTGCTTCTGCTCAGTTCAATGCGGCTAAACTCCGTGTTGTTCCGACAGCAGGAACGAGTACGACTGCTTTGACGCTGACCACCAACGGCACTGCAACTCTTACGAATAACGTTGCTCTTGGAAAAGAGCATGTTAAGTTGGTTGTAGACACGATGAAGGAACGTAATATCCCGGCTTACACAGGGGATGATTATTACTCCATCGCGTGGCCTTCAACTTGGCGTTCACTTAAAAATGATCTGGAAGGTATCAAGCAGTATATTGATCAGGGTTTCCAGATGATTATGAATGGCGAAATTGGTCGCTATGAAGGTGTTCGTTTTGTTGAGCAGACTCACGTAAACAAAGCAGGTATTGGTACTGCCACCGCCGCATGGACTAACGGTAAATCCGATTGGGCTGTGTTCTTTGGTGAAGATACCGTTGCCGAGGCTATTGCTGTTCCTGAAGAAATTCGCGGAAAAATTCCGGGGGACTTCGGAAGGGATCGTGGGATTGCTTGGTATTATTTGGGAGGTTTTGGCCTCGTTCACACTGATGCGGCCCAGTCACGTATTGTGATTTGGGATAGCGCGGCTTAAGGAGAATTATTATGAGTTATAGTGATCCACGTCCTTATGCCTTTAGTTATTACCATGATTTTGGTGCGGCAAGTGAGGCAATGGTTATTCGTGGCCCCAAGGGAAAGAAAGGTAGCATTAAAGAAATTGAAGTTGAGGCTATTGAAACTTTTACTAACACGACTACGGAAGCCATTATTGAACTTGGTTCATCCGCAGGAACAGCAGAATATGTCAACATGGGTCTTGGTACTCTTGCTGACGGAGATCAACAGCGTCTAACCGACACTGCCGCTGATCTTGTTTCTGATGCCCTGCCTGCTGATACCGATGTTCACCTTACGTTCAATGCTCCTACTGGCGGTACACCTGCCGGGAAAGCGCACGTACACGTTATGGTTGAATGGTACTAGGAGGATATATGTACGATAACAAAAAAGGCGGTAAAAAAAGCAAGCATAGCGCGAATGGAAACATTCCTGCTAATGGTCTTTCTGAACTAGAGACTGACAACATGACTAACGCTAGTCTTGGGTTAGACAGTCACGGCCCTAATCAGTTGCCTATTGGCATTGCTAAACAGAAGATTACCACTGATCGTGGTTCTTTTAACGTGCGGTAATTGGATCGGGGGGCGCAAGCCCCCCTTTTCATGGGGGAGATATGTACTACGAAGAAGAAAAAAAGATGGACAAAGACCCTGCTAAATGTGGCTATACAAATCAGGATCAGCCTAATGAATTTAGTACGGAAAAGAATCAACGAAATAACAATGCGAGGGTAGGAAACAGACCGGAAGTTATTATTCTTGAAAATGCTTCCATTTTCGGTGCTGTTCGTTCACCAATAGAATAATGGCACATAAAATAAACTGGGAAGAACCTTACGGCGAAATACACGGAACTATAGAAGAAATGCCAGAAGCACGTTGGATGCAAGGCGAAAACTTTTATAGAGTAAACGGTGAATTAATTAGTAATAGTTTACCTGATGACAATACTTGGATTAAAGAGCAAAAAGGAATAACAGGCAGAAATGCTCTTATTTCTAAGGCAAAAGAATTAGGTATTGAAATATCAAAAAAAGATAAGATAGACGATATTAAAGAAAAACTATTACAATAATTATGAAAAAAATAACCGTTCCTTTTAAGGAAGTAAGCGATTACACCTTAGAAGATTTTGGTGGTAAAAGAAAGAACAAAACTGTTTGTATTGTTCGTTACGGAGCGTTTGGAGATATTATACAAACATCATCTTTGTTTCCTGTGTTCAAGAAAGAAGGATACAAAGTTTGTGTAAATGTTTCTGAGGTTGGCGCTAAATTATTAAAAGCAAATCCGTACATAGATGAACTAATAATTCAAAAAACTAATCAAATATGTAACACTGAGTTGGGAGACTACTGGGAAAAAATGTCTCCCTGTTTTGATAAGTTTGTTCAATTATCAGAATCTATAGAAGGCAACCTGCTTTTAAGTCCTGAAAGGATTGTTGAATCTAAGGGGCAAAAATATAAAATACCCGCAAGTGAGGGGTATTATGAATCTCAAGAATTTATACACAAAAAGTGTGACGTTAACTATCTTGAACATACTCACAAAATAGCAGGAGTGCCTTTTAGTCACAGGCCTTTTTATTATCCATCAGATGAAGAAAAAGAGTGGGCTAAAAAACAAAGAAAAAAAATAAAGTCTAAGCACGTTATATTAGTTTCTTTATCTGGTTCTTCAGTTCATAAAGTGTGGCCTTGGAATGACGCTATGATTGCGTCTATTCTTAAAGATAGAAAAGATATATCTATCGTTACTGTTGGTGATGAGATGTGTCAAATTCTTGAGGTTGGTTGGGAAAAAGAACCAAGGGTTATTACTAAATCAGGGGTTTGGACTATAGGAAAAACAATGGCTTTTTTAGATCATTGTTCTGTAGTTGTTGGGCCAGAAACAGGGTTGTTAAATGCGGCTAGTATGAAGTCAATGCGTAAGATTGTATTTCTTTCTCATTCTTCTAAAGAAAATTTAACAAAACACTGGAGAAATACTGCATCCTTAATTCCTAAAGATTGTCCTTGCTATCCATGTCATAAAATGCATTTTGGTTTTAACACATGCAACAGAGATGAAACAACTGGAGGCGCATTATGTGCCGCGAATATTGATCCAAGAGTTGTGGTATCTGAAATTATGAGAAATCTATGAGTACTTACATTCAACTTTGTCAAGACATGGCTAGGGAAGTAGGCATTCCCGGTACAGGGCCTAGTAGTGTTACGCCTACATCAGAAGAAGAAAAAGATATTGTTCGACAAATTAAAGATGCTGATCTAGACATTCAAAACAGATGGTTTAACTGGAATTATCTTTGGTCTGAAGCAAGCATTTCTCCTTCTGCCGGAACCTCTACTATTACTTCTCCAACTGATTTAATGCAGTGGAATGTAGATGCTATTGTTTTTGATGCTACCTCTGATAGTTATCAAAGGCTAGAGTACATGAAGTGGCAAGAGTATCGTGACGGTTACAAGTACGGCAATGTAGAAACAGGAACTCCAGAAATATTTTCTATAAAGCCAGATAACGTAATTGATCTTTACCCTACTCCTGATTCCTCTACTGCAATAAAAACAGAGTATTGGAGAAATCCAACTGAACTGTCTTCTTCTTCAGATGTATCTTCTATTCCTGCCAGATTCCACAGAATTATTATTTGTAGAGCAAAAATATACTACGCAGAACAGAACGATGCTCCAGAAGTTTTGTCATCTTCTATTGCTGAGTTTCAAGATTTATTAGTAAAACTAGAAGCAGACCAACTTCCAAACCAAAGAAGCAGAAGGTTCTCTCAAGTTCCAGACTTAATGAATTATACGGTAGTTACAGAATGACTTTAAGAAATTCAGCAGTAAGACCAACTACTCAAACCTATTATTTTCCATTTGAAGGTGGGTTAAATATTGTTGATCCAGTGTTGTCAATTCAGGCAGGAGAATGCATAGCCGCTAAAAATTTTGAGGTTGACATACGAGGAAGATACAGCCGTATAGACGGATACGAAAGAGCAGATGGACAAACACTGCCATCTGAGGTTAGTTACTTTAGGATACCTTTCATAATTGGTTCTTCTAAGAACACAGTATTTTCTTCTTCGTACAGTTCTTCTTTTCATCTAAACATACCATCATCTGGAGACATGGTTAAAGGTGAAACTAGTGGTGCTATTGGATTTATTTTATCAGTATCTGTAGAGGATATTACTGGGGATAGTCAATCAGGATTTTTTCCTACCAATGATGCAGAAGGATATATTTATTTTACTGCTACTAGCGGTACTTTTCAAGAAGGCGAAACAATATATTTTTTGAT